GCTTTGGTACAAAGAATATAGATGAAGAAAAGATGTCTATATTAAAGATGCAGAACATAGAGGGATTAGATATAATATTTGATGGAGACAGCGCAGGGCAAGAGGCAGCTGAAGGTCTAAAGATAATGGCAGACAAAGTAGGACTTACATCACGAAACATAAACCTAGGACAGAACATAGACCCTGGCTCACTTGCCGAGACTCAGGTACAAAAATTAAGACAAAGGTTATATAGTTCTTGACACAGAGTTCAGAATTTGATATAATATATAAATGGAAAAACAAATGACAAAAGTAGCAATAATAGAATCGAAGATGAGCAGAACAAGTTGGGCAGACCGATTTGATGGCGCATTTGAGTTTGATAGATATGCTCTTTGCTCCGATAGTAGCAAAAAGAAAATATTAAAAGCAGATGTAGATATAGAAATAGACACAGACTCTTACGAGTGGGTTATCCTAGTTGGTTCAGAGTGCTTAAAGTCTTTTACTAGTGCTAATTCTATAACAGAATATAGTGGTAAGTGTATAGACGATAAGTTTCTACCTGTAATTAATCCTGCCATGCTTTCATTTAAACCCGAGGCTAAGCCTATGTGGGATAAAAGTAAAGAGAATATCTTAAATTATATTAGTGGTAATCTTACAGTAAAGAAAGTAAGCAATGACCAAGCTAGGGGTATTGATGATGAGGCTGAGGCAAGAGAGTTCTTGCAGGAAGCATTAGACCACCCAAATAAATTCATAGCACTTGACTCAGAGACTACAGGATTATATCCTAGAGATGGTTATATGCTAGGCTTTAGTATGTCATATAAGAAAGATGTCGGAGCATACATCCTTACAGATGTTATAACTCCAGACATAGAAGAAATAATGCAGAAGATATTTGATACTAAGATAGTAGTATTCCATAACGCAAAGTTTGACTTAGCCTTCTTCGAGTATCATTTCAACTTTAAATTTCCAAAGTTTGAAGACACCATGTTATTACATTACTGTTTAGACGAAGTTCCTGGCGGACATGGTCTGAAACAATTAGCAATGGAACACACAGACTATGGAGACTATGAGAAACCTATGCACGAGTGGATTGATAACTACAAAAGACAACATAGAATCCTTAAAGCAGACTTCCAATGGGGAAGTATACCTTTTGAAATAATGAAAACCTACGCGGCAATGGACGCAGTAGTAACTCTTTTAGTATTTGAAAAGTTATACCCAGCAGTCAAAAAGAATGCAAAACTATTTAGTGTGTATGAGAATATACTTATACCTGGCTGTCGTTTTTTAACAGACATTCAAGATAATGGTGTTCCTTTTGATAAGCTAAGACTACTAAAAGGTAGAGACTTGATGCAGGATAATATAGATGAAGCAGTTGCAGAGCTATATGAGTTCAAAGAAGTTAAAGACTTCGAAAACGCAAAAGATAAAGAATTTAATCCAAACAGTACAGTACAGCTAAGATCCTTACTGTTTGATTTCGTAGGTCTTAAGCCTACAGGAAAGAAAACTGGTACAGGAGCGCACTCAACAGATGCCGAAGTACTAAATAAATTAGCAGAAGAACACGAGATACCCAAGCATATTCTTTCTATCAGACAGAAGTCTAAGATTAAGAATACTTACTTGGACAAAATATATCCACAATTAGATAAAGATAGTAGATTACGCACAGGGTTTAATTTACATGGCACAACATCTGGCAGATTATCTTCTAGTGGTAAAATGAATATGCAACAAATACCGAGAGATAATCCCATAGTAAAAGGGTGTATGCGTGCCGCAAAAGGTAACAAGATTGTTGCAATGGATTTAACAACTGCAGAAGTTTATGTAGCTGCTGTGCTTGCTAAAGATGAGAACCTAATGGATGTGTTTAGACAGGGTGGTAATTTTCACTCTACTATCGCAAAATTAGTATTTAATTTGCCTTGTGAAGCAGAAGATGTTGCAGAACATTACTCAACACAAAGGCAAGCAGCTAAGGCTGTTACCTTCGGCATAATGTATGGTGCTGGAGCAAACAAAATCTCACAGCAAGTTACAGCAGACTCTGGCAAGAACTTTAGCAAAGGAGACGCACAAGAAGTTATTGATGATTACTTCAGACAGTTCCACAAATTAAAGAAGTGGATCGATCATTCTAGTAAGTATATCATGGATAATGGTTTCATATATTCACAGTATGGAAGAAAAAGAAGATTACCGAACGTTCGTTCAGATAATCAAGGAATACAAAGTCATGAAGTAAGATCTGGACTAAACTTTTTAGTTCAATCTGTAGCTTCTGACATCAATTTACTCGGAGCAATAGATACTCATAATCACATAAAGTCTATTAACAAAACAAAAGAGATGAGAATCTTTGCTCTAGTTCATGACTCTATACTTGCAGAAGTAGACGAGGGTTATGTAGACGAGTACATGGAAATAGTACAGAAGTGTATACAAAAAGATAGAGGTATATACATTCCTGGCTGTCCTGTTGGTTGCGACTTTGATGTAGGAGACGATTACTCCTTCGGAAAGTTTGAAAAGATGTATGATATATGATAGGTTAAAGTTTCCGATTTACCCTATTCACACAGACGAAATCCTGTTAGTTGACGGGTTACTCTGGATAGAAAATCAAGTACTAGACGATAGAAATATGAAAGGAGAGACTCTCGGATTGAGACGACTACAGAGTCCGATGAAGAGTATATATCCTATAAAGTATATGATACAAGACATACCATCATACTTACAGCATCAAGGAAAATTCTATATAGATAACACAGGTTATTTCTTTAGAAAGAATAAAAATACAAAGGTAGATTTAAAGTACCACAAAATTATGAGAGTAGATCAGAAAGATATAGCTAGTGTGCTATGGATAAAGGATTGTCCTTTTCCCTTCACTCTCGACAGACCGCTAAGAAAAGACCAATCTTGGGCAGGTATATTATATAGGGGAGGAATCCCTTGGCTTCTCTACGACACATCAGCAAAGAAGAAGAAGAACACATGGAGAAAGATATGACAGATAATAGTAAACAATGGCAAGACAACAGTGATGGATGGGTTAAAACAATGCACGAGTCACGAATAAGAAAAGAACAATTACAAAAAGATCAATGCGATCACCCAATAGAGGAGTGGTGCGCAGTATGTAGCTATGACTACGAAACAGGAGAAAAGTATGATTTTGTACACTGAAAAACAATTACTCGTAGCATATGCAACTCATGTGCATGATCTTGCTGAGCTTAAAATAAGTAACCCAACTATCACTGTAGCAGTACCTACAGTAGAAGAATTTAGACTTCTATACGAAGAAAAGTGGGAAGAATACTATGGAGAGAAAGAGTGATAGCAATCATAGATGGAGTATTTAATAACCGACAAATGGAAACATGGAAGGAAAATATTAACCGTTCCACAGATAATTTTGTTAGTGGAGTACTAGACAAAGAGGGAGAAGGTTGGCATCCTGTCAATTCCGAACACCCGAATAGTTATATGTGTTACGAAATATGTAGACGCGCAGGAAAGTACTTTGACCTTAGTGGAATTATAGGTTATGATTATTGGACACACACGAATACACGCCCTATGCAATGGCATCATGACAAAGACGAAACTGCTTACCTAAAATTAGGCATGGCTAGATATCCCGTATGCTCAACAGTATACTATCTAGAAGTAGAAGATTTAGTTGACGGTAAACTACAGTTCGATAATGGAGTAGAGGTAGTACCTAAATCAAACAGATTAGTAGTATTCTCAAAAGGATTATATCATGGAGTAGAAGAATTCAAAGGAGTTAGAACTTCTATAAATATAAACCCTTGGAACACGAGGTTATATCACGCATGAGAGAAATATGGACAATATGGAAACACGCATTAGGCTCATTCGATGAAGAAGATGGCTATGATGTAAAGAACGAAGACTATGTTGGTATTATACGAACTTTTATACTAGCAATTAATATGCTGTGCGCAGTGTTTATTATGTTAAATGTAGTACATAACTGGTAATGAAAGCAGTAATAAGCGATAGGATATACCTAGAGGTACTTCCACACCAGCAACAGAAGATTGATAAGGAATTAACTTATGCAATCCCTTCTTTTAAGTATGGAGACCCGCCTTTAATTATAAAAAATATGGCAATGATTCGTCAAGGATTAGTTGCAATACCAGTAGGCAGATTAGATTTAATTCCAACCGACCACGAAATCACAGATAAGAGAACAGACATACCAGTAGAGTTCCCTAAGTTTAATTTAACATTACGACCAAGTCAACAAGAAGTCTATGACCAGATTGGAGACGGTGGTATAATTAACGCATGGGTAAGCTGGGGTAAGACTTTTACAGGTCTTGCAATAGCAGGTAAGCTTGGACAGAAAACACTTGTAGTTACTCATACTTTGGCATTGCGCAAACAATGGGAAGATGAAGTAGAAAAAGTATTTGGTTTTAAAGCTGGGATTATTGGTAGTGGTAAGTTTGAACTTGACCACCCTATAGTGATTGGGAACATTCAGAGTTTATATAGAAAGATTCCCGAGATTCGACAAGAGTTTGGAACAATCATACTTGATGAAATGCATCACTGTAGCGCACCTACCTTTTCTAGAATTATAGATAAGAACTGTGCAAAACATAAGATAGGGTTGACAGGAACATTACAAAGAAAAGATGGGAGACATGTTGTCTTTCGTGATTACTTTGGAGACAATGTCCTTAAACCACCAAAGGAAAACTTTATGATGCCTAAAGTTAATATCCTACAACTGGCTATACGTTTCATGGACGGAAATAGTATACCTTGGGCTAATCGAATAAATGAATTAGCTTACAACCCAGAATACCAACATTCTGTGGCTATGGCGGCTGCCTCATACGCGGCTAAAGGTCATAAAGTGTTAGTGGTATCTGATAGAGTTGATTTCCTAAGAAACTGTGCCAAACTCACTGGTGATAACGCAGTTTGTGTAACGGGATCAGTGCATCACGAAGATAGAGCAGATATAATTAAACAGATTTTTGAAGACAAAGACGTTCTGTATGGAACACAGTCTATTTTCTCTGAGGGCATTTCTTTAAATGTTCTTAGCTGTTTAATTCTTGCTACACCAGTAAACAATGAGCCACTACTTACACAGCTCATTGGAAGAATAATTAGGGACTACAAGGACAAATTACAACCTATAGTAGTGGACATAAATCTAATCGGAAAGACAGCAAGTAGACAGGCTAGTATGCGCATGGGGTATTACCTCAAAGAAGGATACGAGATATCTACCTTGTGAGAACCTCCGAAAAATACTACTTGACATGAGTTTTAAAATTTGTTATAATATATGATAAAATATAATTGGGAAAAGATATATAATGAGACGAATGGAGATTCAACTTCAATTCTGACAGTTATTCATCTTTTGACTTATAAGAGAATCCCCGCTAGTAGGAGAGACAAGACTTACAAATATTTTGGTAAAAGTTTTGTGGGCAATAGTTTTTTACTAAATCCTAGAGAACTACTAGCAAAGAGAAAGTATTATAGTAATAAGGAAGCTGCCGAGTATATCGCAGTAGCCTCGTACCGAAATTATTTTAATTACAACCGAACAGGTGAGACAACACTAGAGTTGATACACTTACCTGTCGATACAACGATAGTAAATCGCAATAGAATGCTTCGAATAGAGAACGGTCTAGTACACTTTCTATTTGAGGATAACGCTAAATGGAGAACATAATGGCATTAAAATTTAATCAAGCACAAGGAAGTGCAAAAAAAGACAAGATAGACCAATACACTTATAAAGAGGGCGATAACGTAATTCGCTTAGTTGGAGACATCTTACCAAGATATGTTTACTGGATCAAAGGAGAAAATGGCAAGAATATTCCTATGGAATGTCTAGCTTACGATCGTGAGACAGAAACTTTCAACAACAAAGAAAAAGACTATGTAAGAGAATTCTTTCCTGACCTTAAATGTGGTTGGGCATATGCAATTCAAGGCATAGATCCTGCAGATGGCAATGTAAAAGTTGTTAATCTCAAAAAGAAACTCATGGAACAAATCATGGTTGCAGCTGAAGATATCGGAGATCCAACTGATCCCGAAACAGGTTGGGACGTATGCTTCCAAAGAGTTAAAACTGGACCAATGGCTTTTAATGTAGAGTATAGACTACAAGCATTAAAATGTAAGTCAAGACCTTTGAATGAAAAAGAATTAGCAGCTACTGCTGATCTTCGTTCTATGGACGACGTCCTACCTAGACCTACAGCTGACGCTCAGCTAGAACTACTACAACGAGTTACTCAACCTTCAGCTGGTGCAGAGACACCTTCTGACGTTGACTCTGAGTTCTCAATTTCTTAGGAGAGTACTATGATATCAGTAGGAGACAGATTCCCAAACTTTAATATGCAAGGAGTCAATGATACAAATGATATCGTTGATGTAGATATACTATTAAACGAATGGACAGTAATGTACTTTTATCCAAAAGACTTTACATTTATTTGCCCAACAGAGATTAAGGATATGGATTATCTTGTACACGATGCCGATATTATCGGTGTCAGTGGAGATAACGAATATTGTAAACTTGCGTGGAAAAAACAGAATAGTGATATTAGTAATATCAGTCATGTTCTTTGCGCAGATTCAGGTCTCAAACTAGGACATAGACTAGGAATAGTTGATGAAGATAATGGAGTACACTATAGGGCAACATATATTATTGACCCCGAAGGTATAGTCCAACATGTATCAGTAAATGCACTAGATACAGGAAGAAGTGCAAATGACATACTACGAACACTACAAGCCTTACAGGCTGGTGGTCTTACAGGTTGTGCTTGGAAACAAGGAGACGACTTAGTAGGATGAAAATTTTATTTACAGCAGACTGGCATATTAAGCTAGGACAGAAAAACGTACCAATGCCTTGGGCATGTAGTCGCTATGACTTATTCTTTGAAGTAGTTCATGAATTAGAGTCAGAAGTAGACCTTCATGTTATAGGTGGGGACTTGTTTGACAGAGTTCCTTCAATGGACGAGTTGACATTATACTTTGATTTTATTAAAGATATAGCAATTCCTACTATCATTTATGATGGTAACCATGAAGCAACTAAGAAGAACAAAACTTTCTTCTCTAACCTTAAGCGTGCCACGACTGATGTAAACCCCTTAGTTACTATTATAGATGAGACTACAGAGTTTGATTGGGGTACTATTCTTCCGTATGCAGATTTGCATAAGAAAGGAGCAATAGAAGCCTGTAATAGTAGCAAACCTTTATATACTCATGTGAGAGGTGAAATACCCCCTCATGTGACGCCTGAGGTTGACTTAGAAAGATTTAATGATTTCCCTGTTGTATTTGCTGGAGACTTACATAGTCATACAAATACACAGAGAAACATTGTCTATCCTGGTTCACCAATGACTACTTCTTTTCATAGAGAGATAGTTAAAACAGGATATCTTATAATTGATGGTGCAGACTGGACATGGGATCAATTTGACCTTCCACAGTTGTTAAGGAAAACCGTAACAACAGAAGATGAAATGATTGCCACCGAGTTTCACCACACCATATATGAAATCGAAGGAGATGTAGCTGACCTTGCAACAATCAAAAACTCGGAACTACTCGATAAGAAAGTAGTAAAGAGAAGTAGTGAAGCTACATTGAATTTGAAAGATATGTCTATGGAGGAAGAACTGGTAGAGTACATGAGTGCTATACTTAATTTAAATGATGATAAAATTAAATCAATAATGGGAGTGTTTAATGATTATTCTAAAAACGCTACGCTGGGATAACTGTTTTAGTTATGGCAGAGACAATATTCTTGATCTTAACGACAGTAATCTTACCCAGCTTGTTGGGACAAATGGAATGGGGAAGTCTTCAATTCCACTTATTATCGAGGAAGTCCTCTTTAATAAAAACAGCAAAGGGATAAAGAAACAAGAAATCCAAAACCGTTTTGTAAATGACGGATACAGTATAAATCTTACTTTCCAAGTAGATGAAAATGACTACGAGATAGATGTGTCTCGTAAGGCAAGTATCAAGTGTAAACTTTACAAGAATGGAGATGATATTTCTAGCCACACGGCTACGAATACATATAAAACAGTCCAAGATTTACTTGGATTAGATTTTAAAACATTTACACAACTCGTGTATCAAAACACGAATACATCATTACAGTTTCTAACTGCAACAGATACAAACAGGAAAAAGTTTCTAATTGATTTGTTAAAGCTAGAAGAATATGTAGAGTTCTTTGATATATTCAAGGAAGCTGCTAGGGACATTTCGTTCGAAGTTAATAACCTCAACGGTAAGTCCGATACAATAGTGAAATGGTTAGAAGAAAACAAATTGGAGAGTATGGATATACTTCCAATATTAAATCTGCCAAAATTCTCAGAAAGTGACGAACAACAATTACAGCAGTTACGACACGACTTTGAAAAAATCTCTGAAAATAATAAAAAAATTATAGACAACAATTTTATCAAAGACAGACTGACTGAACAAGAAACCAACGAGCATCGACTCTTCAAAGGAGAGGAGATATCCTTGACCGCAATGTTGCAGCAACTTGGAACATTTAGTTCCAAAGAGGCTGAAGCTCAAGCGCACATGGATAAGATTGATACACTTGAAGGGCAATGCCCAACTTGTGAACAAGAATTAGATTGGAATGAATTGGAGAAATTGAATTTAGATTACCTCAATGCAAAAACAAATGCACACAATAACCAAGTTATTCTGCAGGAAAAAATTGCGGAGGCGAAGAAACATAATAAGTTATGCATAATTCGAGACAGTCAGCAGAGAGAATACGAAGACTTGATTCGAGATTGGGACAATAGTCTACCTTCCACAATTTTGGACGGTGAGGACATATCTTCCCAAATCGACGAACTTTCTTCCAACATTGCAAGTGTAAGAAATAGGATAGAGGGTATAAGTGCAAGTAACTTAGTGGCAGAACGCCACAATACTCGTATCTCAATCATACAAGAACAATCCGAGGGTATGGAAACGCAACTGGAAGAAGTTGTCGCAGCATTGGGTAAAATAGAAGAACAAGCAACTCATCTTGAGATACTGAAAAAAGCTTTCAGTACAAATGGATTGCTCGCATATAAAATCGAGAACCTTGTCAAAGACTTAGAGGATTTGACAAATGAGTATCTCGCAGAACTTTCATCTGGTCGCTTCAGTTTAGAGTTTGTTGTTACAAATGACAAACTGAATGTTGAGATTACAGATAACTCGAAAGTAGTAGACATATTAGCTTTGTCAAGTGGAGAACTTGCTCGAGTTAATACTGCTACATTACTAGCAATACGAAAATTAATGAGTAGTATTTCTAGCTCTCGTATCAACACACTATTTCTCGATGAGATAATCAGTGTACTTGACGATGAAGGCAAAGAAAAGCTAGTAGAAATATTACTTGGAGAAGAACTAAACACATATTTAGTCTCTCACGGTTGGACTCATCCACTTCTATCAAAGATAGAGGTCATAAAAGAGGACAATATAAGTAGACTAGAGTAGTGGACGAAGCAGCTTTTGCAACATGGGCATTGAAAAGAGTATCCCAAGGAGAGTTTAGAGTTCAATATTATGAATTATTAAAATTATACGGAGAACATGGTAAACGCACGACAGAAAGGAACGAAAGCAGAGAAGGAAGTAGCAGCGATGCTAAAGAGACACACGAATCTTGAATTTATACAAACGCCAGGAAGTGGTAGTGGTAAAATTAAGGGAGATTTGCATGTCGAAAATAAACACAACCTATTTCTTATAGAAGTCAAACACTATAAAGATATGGGATTCACCCACAAGATCTTTACTCAAAAGAGTAATAATCTTGTGACTTGGTGGAACAAAGCAATACTACAGGCTCAGCAAATGCAACAAGAGCCTATCATATTGATGAAACAGAATTACTCAAATTGGTTTGTAGTTACAACACGCAAACCTTTAGTAGAAAAAAGATATATGTACATAAACTGGCTCGGTGCATATGTGATGAACGCAGAAAAGTGGCTAGAAAACGAAAAATTGGAATTTACAAATGGCGATAAACTTCTCAAGCCTTGGGAACCCGATCCAGAATGGGAACTTACTAATAGTTGATGGTCTAAACGTAGCCTTTAGGTGGAAGCACTCTAAACAGCTCGAGTTTAAACACGACTATGTAAGAACCGTTGAAAGTCTAGCAAAATCATACGACTGTGGAAACATAGTTGTACTAGCAGATGGTGGAAGTACCTACAGAAAAAATATCTATCCTGATTACAAAGCTAATCGGTCGGATAAGTATGCGGAGCAAACCGCACAAGAAAAAGCAGAGTTCGCCCAGTTTATGGGTGAGTTTAAAAATGCCTTTAGTCAACTAAAGAAGAAAGGACATTTAACAATAAAGCAACAAGGACTAGAGGCTGATGATTTAGCCGCTTGGATTTGTGGCAAGAAAGAAGAATTTGGTATAGATAATATATGGTTGATATCATCAGATAGAGACTGGGATTTACTTATACGAGAAGGAGTTTCTAGATTCTCAACAGTAACTAGAAAAGAAATAACGATTGATAATTGGGACGACCACTATGATGTACAGCCAGATATGTATCTGACTATGAAATGCTTAGCGGGAGACACAGGAGATAACATACCGGGAATTGCTGGTATAGGACCGAAGCGTGCAGTAACTCTTATCAATGATTATGGAGACTTATATGATATATACGATACCTGTCCTATAGATAGCAAGTATAAATTTATACAGTCTTTGAACGAAAACGTGGAAAGATTATTGCTCAATGCAGAACTAATGGACTTAGAAAGTTATTCAGAGCAAGCATTAATCGAAGCAGACATGAATTTAGAGGATTTATCCTCACAGATAATAGGATATTTGAATGAAAATAGAGATTGATTATAGTAAAGATTCTTTACTAGGCGAGTTCAGTATGAGAACTTTGCAAGAAAGATATATGGTGGGTGATGAGAAATCACCACAGGAAGCATTTGCACGAGCTGCAGAAGCTTTTGCTGATGACGAGGCTCATGCACAAAGGTTGTATGACTATGTCAGTAAGCAGTGGTTTATGTTTGCCACACCATTATTATCAAACGGTGGTACACGAAGGGGTTTACCCATTAGTTGCTTTTTAAACTATGTAGATGACAGCCGAGAAGGCATAACAGAACACTACACAGAAAATGCATACCTATCATCTTTTGGTGGTGGTATAGGCGGTTCTTGGAGTTCTATTAGATCGCAAGGAACAAAGACTTCGAAAGGCTCTGAGAGTACTGGAGTTATACCTTTTATGAAAGTAGTAGATGCAGAAATGCTAGCTTTTTCACAGGGAGTAACTCGTAGAGGAAGCTATGCTTCATACCTACATATGAGCCACCCTGAGATAGAAGAATTCTTAGATATTCGCAAACCTACTGGTGGCGATATTAACCGTAAGTGTACAAACTTACATCATGGAGTAGTTATTCCAGATGCCTTTATGGAGATAATCTATAAAGCCACAAAAGAACTTGACTTTGATGATAGTTGGGAACTTATAGATCCTCACACTCAACAAGTTAAAAAAGTAGTGTCCGCAAGAACACTATGGGTAAAACTATTACAGAACAGAATGGAGACAGGTGAACCCTATCTTATGTTTGAAGATGCTGTACAAGAAGGTTTACCAGATTTTCAAAAAAGTAAAGGACTACGAGTTAATCATAGTAACCTTTGCTCAGAGATTACTCTTGCAACAGACGAAGAAAGAACAGCAGTATGCTGTCTTTCAAGTGTAAATCTGGAGCATTTTGACGAATGGAGCAAAGTACCAGCATTTATACCCGACTTAGTACGAATGTTAGATAATGTTTTGACAGTGTTTATAGAAGATGCTCCAGATTCATTAGAGAAAGCTAAATTCAGTGCTATGAGAGAAAGAAGTATTGGACTAGGAGCTATGGGATTCCATGCATATCTACAAAAACAAAATCTTTCTTTTGAAGGTATATATGCCACAGGAATAAATATGAAAGTATTTAAGCACATCAAAGATGCTGCTGTAAAAACTACTAGAAAACTAGCAGTTGAAAAGGGAGCGTGTCCTGATGATGATTCATGCGAAGTAAGAAACGCACATTTATTAGCAATAGCTCCGAACGCAAGTTCTAGTATTATTTGTGGTAACACAAGTCCTAGTATAGAACCTTTTCGTGCGAATGCTTATACACAGAAAACAAAGTCTGGTTCACATTTACATAAGAACAAATACTTAGAGCAATTACTAGAAAGCAAAGACGCAAATACAGGTAATGTATGGAAAGAAATCGTTGCAAATAAAGGAAGTGTACAACATCTTGATCTTCTTACGGATCATGAAAAAGAAGTATTTAAAACTGCTGTAGAAATTAACCAAGCTTGGATCATAGAACACGCTTCTATGAGACAGGAATTTATTTGTCAATCTCAGAGTGTGAATTTATTTTTCCCACCAGATGTAAATAAGGGAGATCTACACAATATACATATGTTAGCATGGGCTAAGAATTTAAAAACATTATACTATCTAAGAAGTGAAGCTATCAGCCGTGCTGATAATGTATCTTCAAAGGTAAAAAGAGAAATAATCTTTGAACAAGAAGATTGTTTAAGTTGCGAGGGATAATTATGAGTCAACTACTAGAAGAAAGAGAATACTATAAACCTTTTGTATATCCTTGGGCGTTTGAGTTTTACAAAAAACAACAACAAATGCATTGGCTACCTGAAGAAGTGCCATTACAAGATGATATAAAAGATTATAAAGAAAAATTATCAGAAGGAGAAAGATCACTTATAGACAATATATTTAAGTTCTTTACCCAAGCTGATGTTGATGTGTGCTGTGGATATGCTAAGCATTACCTACCCACATTTAAACAACCAGAAGTACGAATGATGCTAGTGAGCTATGCTGCAATGGAAGCAGTTCATCAAGAAGCATACTCCTTACTTTTGGAAACACTAGGAAAGTCTGATGATATGTACCAAGAGTTTTTTGATATACAAGCTATGTCAGAAAAACATGATTATCTTACAGACTTCAATATGGACACACCACATGAAATGGCTAAAACAATGGCTGTATATAGTGGGTTCACAGAGGGAGTACAATTATTTAGTAGTTTTGCTATACTATTGAACTACCCAAGACATAATATGATGAAAGGTATGGGACAGATTGTTACATGGTCAATAAGAGATGAGTCTCTTCATGTAGAAGGTCTATCCAAACTTTTCAGAACATTTATTGCAGAAAATCCTGAGATATGGACAGATAAACTAAAGTATGAAATCTATTGTGCTGCTGAAAGAGTAGTAGAACTAGAAGATAAGTTTATTGATATTTGTTTTGATAAAGCAGATATTCCAGATTTAACAGGAGCTGAGGTAAAAGAGTATATTCGTTATATTGCGGATAGAAGATTACTAGGATTAGGTATGAAGAATATCTTCCATAGTAGTGATGAAAACCCTTTGCCCTGGATTGATATGCAAGTAAATGCAGTTGAGCATACCAACTTTTTTGAAAACCGTGCTACTGAGTATGCGAAAGCTAGCACACAAGGAAACTGGCAGGATATATTCAAATGAGTGAAGAAATCAAAAACGAACCAGTATTGGAACTAAACAATAAAAAGTATCTTATTAATGATATGACTGATGTAGAAAAAGCTTTTGTAATGGAACTGAATGCGATATCGCAGGAAGAAGGTCAACTCAGAAGGCAACTAGATAGATTAACTCTAGCTAGAGAAGGTTATACTAATAGACTAGCACAAAGTTTAGAAAAACCAGACGATGGTTCAACAAACGAAAAACCCGCTAAATAGCGGGTTTTTTTATGCTTGTAATATTTTAACTTTCTAGTGCTGTGATTCTTGCTGTTAGTGTTTCTATTAATGTTGCTTCCATTCGTGCTACTTCATCAGAGCCTAGAAAATCTGCTGTCCACTCTTCTAATTTATTGTTTGTAAGATCAGTCATTTCTACAAAATTTTCAAACACTAGATTGCTTGTATCAAAAATTATAAGAGAGACTGAGGATGCTTTGTTTTCATTGTCATCACTGTCAGTTGCTAAACATATAGCTTGATAGCTTTGCACTATATCTCTTTGCCCAGTTGTTATATTAAAAGGTATTGTTTTATCTATTTCGTATTTCCATTCAGTATTTATTGTCATATTATTAATCCTTAATATAAAGTTGGAGTTCCAACATTTACGCTGCCCCCATACAAAACTGTATAGGTATAATTCTTAGTAGTTCCAGCATTCCCATGAGCCAGTTTAAAAGTTATACCGTTACCATTAACAACTGTACTTAAAGTAAATCCAGTGTAACCAGCCACGCTAGTATTCATTGCAGAAAGTGAAGCGGCAGCATCATAATTAGCAGAAAAGGAAAATATACCTGCGGCAGAATCACCAGAATCAGATTTTGTTATCATAACAATTCCAGTATGTGCTCCATTAGTTCTGGACAGGGAAAAAATAGTAACTGCGGTAGTTCCAGTTATAGATTTTGTACCTGAAAAAGTTTGAAACCCCCCACCTGCATTCCCCGCACTATCACTCATGGTCAAAGCCGTTCCTTTAACATGAAATTTTGAGCTAGAATGTGGCACTGAGCCATCATTAGAAATACTAACGCTTCCAGTTGCTAGAACCCTCATGCGTTCTGTTGGTGCAGAACTACCTGAACCAGTAAAGAATTTCATATTACCTGTGTAACCGAAATCTATTGCTGTTCCACTTCTATCTGTAGAAAAACGAGCAATACTTCCACCTGAATAATACTGATTAGACCCAATTAGCAGATTTGTACCACCACTGTCATCTGTTGTTGAAAGAGCAGCATCTGCTAAGTTTGTTGCGCCAGTAGTCATAAAGCGCACTTGAGGTTTATTACTTGTATCCGTTGCTGTAATTGCGAGGACGCCTGTCGGTGCAGTAACTCCAATACCCACGTTGCCATTATTTAATACTAGAGTATTAACTCCGCCTGTATAAAAACCTAAGTAGTCATTTTCAAATGACATATAAGTGTCAGAATCTCCTGCGTGTCCAATGTCATCTGCAACATATAAATTATTTACGCTAGATATGTTTTGTGCGAATGTAACATTTTCATCTGAACCAATAGTTATAGCAGTAGCATCGGCACTTGTTACTATACCTGCAACTCCACCAGCTGGTATAGCTTCCCATGCAATACCACTTCCTGTTGAAGTAAGTACTTGTCCGTCTGATCCTTGAGCTCCATTAATTTTAAAGTTGTCTGCATCCATGTAGCCTGTTACATCTATGCCAGAACTATCAATTGTCATGGCAGTTGTATCTAAAGAACTTGAACCACTAACTCTAAAATTAATTGCCTGGCCTACAGTGTTATGGTCTATGTAAGAAGCACCCGAAGATTTAAATCTTATATTGTTTTCAGCCAAGATTGTATTATTAGTACCAACTGTAATATTACCAGCTATATCGGCATTACCAGTAAATGTTGGACTTGCTAATGGTGCTTTTGCTGCTATACTATTTGTGACAGTTGTACTAAAGTTAGCATCGTCGCCTAAAGCTGCAGCTAATTCGTTAAGTGTATCTAATGTACTTGGTGCACTATCCGCTAAATTTGCGAGTGCAGTAGTTACATATGCTGTTGTTGCTGGAGTAACATCATTGCTACTCGCGCCTGGAGTAGTTAATAGTATATTACCTGCTTTTACTTTTGTTAATGCCATATTATCCTTCTAGTGTTTCTATTCGTGTTGTTAAAGCTGTTATAGCTGTAGCTTGTGCTTCTATTAATGCTTGTTGTTCTTGCACGGCTTTAACAAGTACAGCTGTGATTGCACCATAGTCTAATGATTTGTAGCCACTGTTAACATTTGTATGTACTATTTCAGGAATTATTGTTTCCATTTCCTGCGCAATAAAACCGATATCATCAGCAGAATCTAATTTCATTTGATATTTTCTTGGTTGTAAATCCAAGACTGTGGATAAACCATATTCAATATCTGCAACATTCTTTTTAAAGGCTATATCTGAGCCATTAGTCCAAGCACCACTTGCAGCTAAACTACCTTCATTACTTCCATTCCACCAATACAGACCATTTGACCAAGAGTAACAATGTCTAGGGCTTGATACATTAGGAGAATTAAAAGTAATCCCTTGATAGCTACCACTGTTTAACCCGCTAGGTTGAATTGCTCCTGAAGTGGAGTGTTCTCCAACTATAATACCCCCAACACTATTAATACGCATGCGATTTTGCATTGTACTATTATTAGAAGTAGCAAATCCCATTGTTCCTCTTGATATAGACCCAACTGTCACCCCACCTGCAGCTGTACTATAACCTGGGTCTTGAAAAACTATTCCTGCATGACCGCTAGAATATTGATCTCTCCCCATTATTAGTCTCTGCGAAGCTTGATAATACATCTCTATATTATCTTGAGTAATAATAGTTTTAGTGGCAGTGCTTAAAGTAGCACTAGAATCATTGGTTACATATAATGATTCGGCTATAGTATTGCCGCTGGAGTCTATGCGGAGGCGTTCTGCAAATGTTCCACTTCCTGCATCATGTGTATCAAAAACTAAAACAGATTTATTACCCGTGTCATTAAACGAGCCTATGCGCGATGTTCCATCCCCATATTCAGTACCTATTTCTATAAAGGTTTTACCTGTATCTCCGTAATTATGTGCACTAAATTTAGCTACAGTTTGATCTCCACCTGCGGCTTTATGTACTTCTAATAATTGTTGTGGGTCAATTCTTCCAATTCCAACATTGCCAGAGCTATCAATTCTCATGCGTTCTGCTTCGCTTGAAGTACCAGTAAAAAATTTAAGATTACCTGCATTATCAATTGTTACAGTTGATTGACTTACAACAGAGCCACTATTTAAAACTTTAAGGTAGATACCACTACCATTGGCATTATTATCTGTTGAATCTATTTGAAATCTTTGTAATCCTGTACCTGATTGATGGAGCTTATAGGAAGGACTAGTCGTTCCAATTCCCACGTTTCCAGCACTATTAATAAGCATTTTAGTATTAACAGTTGCATCTGCACCTGCACTACCTGAAGCAGCAGTACCAAAATAATGATTACCATTAAATTGCTGATAATAACTACCTTCACCAGCAGCTAAATAAGCCCATGTATTTCCACTATCTATTGCTAAATTTTGAGCAAGTGTAATAGATTTACCATCACCTCTAGTTACATCATTCAATAAAGAACCATTTTCAAATACTATACCTGTGACTGCTGAATGTAATGTTGGAGATGTAGTTTTATGAAATATTGTTTCAGCACTATCGATAGTAATAGCTGTTGCATTAGCACTTGATACTATACCATCTACTCCACCTGCTGGAATCGATTCCCAAGCAATACCACTTCCAGTTGAAGTAAGTACTTGTCCATCGGATCCTTGACCACCATTAATTTTAAAATTGTCTGCATCTACAATAGCATTAACAGTTAAGTTGCCTGTCATCGTACCACCCGCAAGTGGTAGTTTTGCTGCGATTGCTGCAGTTGTTGTGGATGCGTAATTGGCATCATCACCTAAAGCCGCTGCGATTTCATTTAATGTATTTAATGCCGCAGGAGCAGAGTCTGATAAACTTGATACAGCTAAGTCAACATAAGCAGTTGTAGCTATATTCGTACTGTTATCAGCCTGTGATTGTGTAGTTGCAATTGTTGCATCTAAATTACTTGGTACTTTTGTTAATGCCATATTATTTATTCTCCTGAATTTACTTGTGGCATTTCTTCTGTTTTTAAAGGTTCAACTATTACTTTGCCATTTTCATCTGTCCAATCCGTATCGTACATGTGTTGGTCATGTCTTTCTCCAATTACTAACCATGAAACAGTTGCTGT